TAAGGCCAAGGGCGTGAGTACGCTGTACGACCTACAGACAGGCGAGGCTAAGATTCAGTGGGTCAAGAGCACCGCCGATGAAGATGCACGCAAGGCGGCGGCACAGGCGGCTATAAAGGAGTTGTCACGTGACATCCCACGTGCCAAGCCAATTAAGCCGCCATCTACAACTACAGATAATCTGGCAAACTTATATGTCATAACAGATTACCATCATGGAATGCGGGCTTGGTCACGAGAGACCAAACAAGATGATTGGGATTTGGACATATCCGAAAACCTACTTGTTAAAGCGTTCGCTCAAATGATGGCTATGTCACCAGATAGCGAATTGGGGTTTGTCTGCCAGCTTGGCGATTTCTTGCACACTGACTTTCCGGCCCTTGCTTCTCAAACACCTATGAGCGGTCATCCATTAGACAGCGATGGGCGTGCGGAGAAAGTAATTGAGACCGCCGTTAAAGTATTGCGCCAAGTTGTCGATATGGCATTGACTAAACACAAGCGCGTTCACGTCCTGATGGCAGAGGGCAATCACGATTTGGTTGGGAGTGTATGGCTCCGCACGATGTTCGACGCGCTGTATGAGGATGAGCCACGCATAACTGTCGAGAAATCGCCGTTACCGTACTACGCCTTTCAGCACGGCAAGACGGCTCTGTTTTTCCATCACGGTCACTTGCGAAAAATGCCACAGCTACCCGGCGTGTTTGCCGCTCAGTTCCCGTCAATATGGGGTGGCACTGAATACCGATACGCGCACGTCGGTCACTTCCATCACAAGGTTGAAAAAGAGGATATGGGGTGTACTGTAACTAAGCATAGGACGCTCGCGGCTAAAGATAGCTATGCCGCACGCGGCGGTTACTTCGCAGAGCGCAAAGCTGAATGCCTGACTTATCACAAAGAACACGGCCTAGTGGCCTCAACCCACGTAACACCGGAAATGGCACAATGAAAGCAAAAGAAACACTTGAGACAGCGGCAAGCCTAGTATCAGGCGACAGGCGAGAAACACACGGAAACCCGAAGTCATCATTCAGCCGCACCGCAACAATGTGGTCTGCGTATTTAGACTGCGATATATCAGCGAAAGACGTGGCATTGATGATGGCGCTTTTAAAGGTAACACGGACTATGGCTGGCAATCACAATGATGATGATTACGTTGATGGCGCTGGATACATGGCCCTAGCTGCGGAGGTAAGCGATGATTAACTGGGACCATTATCCAAACTTCACCCGCGCCGAATTTGAGTGTCAATGCGGGTGCGGCAATGCCGCAATGTCACCAACATTCATGGACAAGCTGCAACAAATTCGAACGGCATACGGCAAAGCAATGACCATCACAAGCGGCTACAGATGCCCTGACCATAACGCCAATGTCTCATCTACAGGTCGAGACGGGCCACACACAACAGGCCGCGCTGCTGACATAGGCGTGAGCCATGCAGATGCTAAACGCTTACTGGCTCTTGGCACCATCCATTTCACGGGTATTGGGGTAAAGCAAAAAGGCTCTGGTCGTTTCTTGCATTTCGATGATTTAACAGCCCCGTCGCATCCTCGGCCTAACGTGTGGAGCTACTGATATGATCGGATTAATAACAGCGGCACTGCCTGTAATCGGTCAGCTACTTGATGACGTAATTGAGACTGACGCAGAAAAAGCGGCGGCGAAAGCCAAGCTGATGAAGCTGGCACAAGACGGTCAACTAAAAGACATGGAAACGCGCCTGTCTGCAATCTTGGCAGAGGCTCAATCGTCTGACCCATGGACTTCCCGCGCTCGCCCGTCATTCATGTACGTGATCTATATCCTGATCCTGTCGTCAATCCCTATGGGGTTTCTGTTCGCGTTCCAACCAGAGACAGCGGATGCTGTGATACAAGGGTTTAATGGCTGGCTGGGCGCAATCCCTGACAGTTTATACACATTATTCGGGGCTGGTTATCTTGGATACGCTGGTGCTCGCACAGTAGATAAGATGAAGAAATGACAAACATCGTAAAATTTCCGTCCCACGAACCAGACTTTGTCGATCCTAAAGTTGTCCTAGACGCAGCTAAAGAGCGAGTGTCTGAGTGCGTTGTAATCGGATGGACTGAGGACGGGACAATGTATGTCTCTGGCTCTCACGCTGATCACATGGAAACTATCGCTTTGTTAGAAGTGGCGAAGGCGGCATTTATTAAGGAGTGTTTAAGCTAATGGAATACCTCGCACTATTATCAATCCCGTTGTTTGCGGTTCTGCGGGTGTCTCATTCTCTCCTCGTTTATTAATCTGGTCGCCGCCCCCGCGTAATGCGGCCTCTCGGTAACGCATAATCCCACTGCTAAATGGGAAACTGCAATCCGCAGGGGCGACGTTAAACCCTCCACTAAGTCACTCATCCTCAATCTTCTTCTCCGTGCGAGTGTCAAACGTAATTGCTTCCCACTCGACGGCTGGGATGCACACCCATCCCCATACAACGCCTTCGGTTGCTTGTGCCTCAATCTTTTCAAGGCGATCACGCAGCCGCTCAATCTCAGCCGCTTGCTGTTCGATCATGTCGGCGCATTTTTCACACTTCATTTCTTACTTCCGCACGTTGGGCATACATCAGCTTTGCTATCGTCAATGATGACGCCAAACAGCGAGGACATTTGCGGCACTTTCTCATAGCCGCAAGCGAAGTGCGGCACTTCTTCCTTAATTGCATCACGGAATGCTTGCGCGGCTCGGTATGACTTGAACGTAATCTCAATCTCGCCTTGGTTGAGATTTTGTTCAGCCGCCCATCTGGACAGGTTGAATACGCCGTCGATTAGTCTACTTCTCATTTCTTCACAATCTCCAATTCGTAGCCAAGCGCAGCCAGCACCTGTTCAAGCCTAGCCCACGGCTGCTGGTTATGCGGCTGTCGGTACTTTCTCAAAAGCTGTACGGAAATGTTAGCCGCTTCCGCAATCTCGTATGCAGGGCGAACGTCTTCCTCGCAGAGTTGGTCGAGGATTTCAGATATTTCAGTCATCGTGTTTCATCCATTGGACAGGGGTATCCGCACTCTTGGTACAGGATGGCTTGGCGGTCCATGTGAGTTTCAATACTCATGAAAATCATCAACCAGAACATGACCAGCATGGCTGTAAGTGCAGACGCAATAAACAGCCGCCAAACAGCCCACAAGAAAAACCCCTCGCTTTTATCAAACATTATCCAATTCTCCCCCACAGGCTCCGTAGCCCGCCAAATCAATCCAATTATCAAGCTTGGTTCCGGTTGAAATACGCGCCACTTTAAGAAGCGCCATCATCGCGGCGACATCCCGCGGCTCAATCCGCTCCTTGTCGCGTAGGTATGCGGTCCAGAAATCGGCAATCAGGCGAAAATTATCTTCCAGCCCGCCATAATCTTGCTGGCGGCTGTTCAGCACCGCTTCGGCCGCTTCGGCCAGAATTGATTCACGGTCATGCATTTTCAGCACCCCCTTCAATAAGCTTGAGAATAGGCTTTTCATCAATAAGCGCCTTAGCGCGGCAATACGGCAGGCTACTAATCTCTTGCAGAACATCAATGCCGTCATGATAGCTGTATCTTCCAAGGGTGATATTGCGGCGGATTTCGTCAACGACGGTCATCTTCATCTCCATTTGATTGAGTTTGGAACGGGCACGTTGACCAGATCAGCAGCATATTCGATGTTGCGGATCGCATTAGCCAAGCGCGTATAGTTTTCGGCCGTGGTGCGGATCTCTTTCGCCTCAACCAGAGTGTCGATAAGAGACGCCAATTCACGGATGCGGTTGTGGATCAACGGGCGGATCTCATCCATACGCTCCGCGTCTCTCACAAGCTCATTCAGATCGTCATTGTCGATCTTTTCATTACGAAGATACTGAATGTGCCCCAACAGATCGCAATCAGACCCATCGAACAAAAAGTCTAACAGGTCGTTATCTTGAATGGATTCGGTCTTCATGATTAAGCTCCCATTTTCTTGGCGCACTCAGGGCCAATCCCAGTGTCGATGCTATCGGGATGGGTGAGCGCGCGGCCGCAGCGGCAGCAGCGGCCTTCATGTCGAATTTCGAGGTCTTCGGGAATGTTACCCGTCATGGTGAGACGACGAAGCGCCCAGTTTAGGGCATCAAGAGCGGCCCCACGTTGGCCTTTACGGCCGGGGACGAATTGCAGCACATCACAGCCAGCGATGCTGGCGAAGTTGCTGTGCCCCAGATAGGTCTGGTTGTCCCAATTGGTGTTGTCGCCGTTTGACAACACTTTAGCAAACAGGATGATGCCGTCTTTCGGCTGATCAATCCGGTAGGTAAAGTGTTGCTCAGTCTTGAGCGATTTAAGGGTGAAAACGGCGTGCCCGCCGGTGAAAAACGTCAGTGCATCTTGAGCATTGGTAAACATCGGGAATCTCCTGTACTGGAATGATGTATTACAGCATACAGAAGATTCCCGTGGCGTCAACTGTCAAAAGCACCCTCGCTCTCCAGTTTTTCAAATACCGCGTCTCGAATAAAATCTGCACGCTCACCGTTCAGTGACGGGGGCGGCATCTTTTCAACCAAAAGCAACGGCATTCGGACAGTGATCAACGTGGTTTTCGGCAAATTTTCTGCCGCTTTTTTATCCATTAGTAGATACTCCTTCGATCAGTTCATTTTGTTTCGTGCCGTGATCGCGCAATTGACGAGAAACCGTGTCCTCAACCGTGCCTACCGCGGCAATGACATGCGACACCACCTGATTCTTCTGACCTTTGCGCGCCAACCGCCTGTTGCCTTGTTCCCAAAGCTCTTGACTGTCTGGCAGGGTCATCCAAATTGCGGTGCAGCACCCACCAACGTGCATATTTAGTCCGTGTGCGGCCGAAGCCGGATGGACCGCAATGAGTTGGTGTTTTTGCTCTAGCCATTCGTCCAGTTCATCGATCGTACAGGAATCGGGAAAAGCTTCTCGTATCCGCTCCAGTTCATGCCGGTAGCGAAAGAATATGACCGCCTGCTCACCTTCCAATTCTTCGACCAGATCAGCCAGTGCATCGATTTTAGCGGTGTGCGATACGACATACTCATCCTCATTGGTATAAACAGCGCCGGATGTAATCTGTAATAACTTATTACGCATTACACCGTCAAATAATGCTTTAACCTCTTGGCCTTCAATTTCAGCTTTATGCTCGGTCATAAGATCCGTGTAGGCGTCACAGGCCTGTTTAGGTAGGGTGACCGATATAAGGTTGATACGGGCCTCTGGGGTGGCTTCCTCAAGCGGCATAGCATAGGCGTAAGGCTTAACTTCCGCCGTTAAACTCTCTTCTGTGTGCGCCAAAGGCTTCCATATGCGTCTTTCGACATCCACAGGGTAAAACCATCGCGATCTAAATTCAGTGAACGTGCGGCCCAATACAGGCCCGCTGGTCATTAATGCCTGTGACCAAAGGCCAAGCATACTGTTTCCGCGAGGGGTGCCGGTCAGGCCGATCCGCACAGGCACTTGTTGTATGGGTTTGCGGAGTTTCTTGACCCGCTTGGCCCCGGGGGTCTTCATTTTGGAAAGTTCATCAAAGATTACGGCGTCAAACGGCCATGGTGATCCGTGCAGTTCATCCGCCAACCAAGGTAAAAGCTCATAGTTGATCAGCAGATAGGTGGCGTCACTGCTCTCTAGCACCTTCAGACGCTGCTTGGGTGTGCCTTGAAGCCAAGCAAAGGTGCAATGCTGTAGATGCTCCCATTGGTTCGCTTCGGCGGCCCAGACGTGCTGTATGATGCGCTTGGTGCCGACAATAAGCACACGCTCGGGCAGCATGTCATCCACCGCAGTCAATGCGATCGCCGTTTTTCCGGACCCCGGTTTAGCCCACAACATCAACTGCTGACGGGCAGTGATGGCGTCAACTGCCTTCTTCTGGGATTCCGATAGCGCGTCTCTCGGCCTTAACGACATCAAGGGCCTGCTCCACTGAGGTTATCACGAAAGCTTTATGTCCAATCGAACTCAATTCTTCAAATCTGATTCGCTGCTTAGGGCCTAGACGGCCCTTGGGTTGTTTAAACTCAAACCACAGAACCTTGGTCGGCGCATAACAGATCAACCTATCAGGCCAACCGGCAAAGCCAATCTTGACGCAATAACATTTGATCCGCTCCAGTTCCTTACACGCGCGGGCTTCTATGCGGCTTTCAAGGGTCATTGACTATGAAACTGGGTGTATTTTGCGTAATCGCGCCCATCAAAACGAAACCAAGCGTAGTTTTCGTAGCCTTTTTTGCCGTTCATCATGAACGACACCCGTCCGATCACTTGCACATCGGTACAACGCCATGCGACACGCGAAAAATATTTGTTCGCGCCCATATCCCACGGCATCAACAGCCAAGTCGGAGCGATATCCGACAAATGTTCGATTATCCCAAGTGTCGGTTCGCCTTTTTTCCCCGGCAATGGATACGGGGGATTGCTGATGAATACATCTCCAACACAATCGGTGAGGGTCATGACATCACGTTTGATGATCCCCGGTGCTTGGGGTTCGATATCACTGGCCCGCCAACACTTTCCCGGCAAAGCATTAATTAAGTGCCCTGCGCCAGCCATAGGCTCGTCATATTGAGGCTCAGGCAGTAAGTGCCGCAACAGCGGTTCAACCGCCTCTGGCGGGGTAGGGTAGAAATCCCGCGGGTTGCGGGGCAGGCCCTGTGTTCGTTTTGTCATTTACGATACCTTTCAGTCTCAAAAGCCTCGACCGCCAGCGGGAATGTATCATCCAGCCAATCGGGGCGGGTTTCCATTGCCTCGACAAATCCGTTGAAATCACCGTCATTAAGCATGACCAATTCATCATGCACTTGCAGGATTAAGGGCCGATCACCTAAGCGCACCATGGCGGCGGCGATGACATCGCGGGCTGTTGCCTGCGTGATATGCCCGCAAAGCTTACCGGGATAGATTTTATCCATACCGTAAGCGCCATTTTTTAGCCGCCCATACGCCTTCCACCCTTCCCGGGTATGTTTGACCTTGTGATAACGCAGACGGCGTCCTGACGGCAAAATAAGATGCATCTGGTCGGCAGTTTTGAACGTGACGCCGACATGAAAGTTGATTTTAATCACCGTGCCCTGTTGCTGGTACGCAAGGGTTAGGGCTTTGCCGATGCGATCCCAGAACTGCACCACCTTCGGCGCGTTCTTACGGTAGGATTTCACTATCTTATCGGCCTCATCTTCTTCGATCTGTACGTCATACGTAACGTCGAGCATCGACGCAAATCCGTACCTGCCAAGGCCGTATCCGCAACCAAGCACGGTTTGCTTGCCCATAAACCGCTCCTCGCCGGTGACATCTTCAACCGATTTGTGGTAAATTTTAGCTGCCATCAGTTTGTAGGGATCTTCACCGCGCCTAAATGCACCAAGGATCACGTCATCGCCCGCCAACCAAGACAGCAGACGCGCTTCGATCTGCGAATAATCCCCAACATACATGGGCGCACGGATCAGCCCACGGATCATGTCGGAAACAGTGGGCAAGATCGCATCGTCATAAAAAAGCTCGAAAAGACCCTGTTCAAGCAGACTGAACGCGGTGTCCTGCTTTTCTCCCATCCCACGGGGAAGGTTCTGCGGCTGAATCCCCGCGCCGGAAAAGCGCAGGGTGCGCTCGGCACCGCCATAAATCACGGAACCGACAACTTTATCGTCCACCTGAGCCCGAGCGATGATCTTTTTAATCTTGGCCGTCGATGATTTACCAAACAATTGCCGCGCTTCACCGACCTCGCGCTCGTCGGCGGGTAGATTGAGGTTTTTAAGGAAATCCCGCAGCGGGGCCTTGGCAACGCTCTCAAGGCCAAGGAAACGCGCCACCTCGCTGGTTTGCGACAGCGTGAAGCCGTATTTTTCTTTCGTGACGGCCGACATACGCTTCATTTCAGCGTCCACAATAGCCGCTAATTGCTCCGCAGCGGCCATGTCGATGGGCAGGCCTCTCTGGTTCATGCGGTAGGTTGCGGCGTACACAGCCCGCTCAAAGTCGCTCAAAACGGCCATATGGCGCATGGCATGGCGAACTACATCCACGTCACGTTCGCAATACCTATACATCGTCTCGAAATCATCCGGCTTCACATCAGGACGCCAAAACCGATCTGGGTTGTCTTTGGATGGGCGGCGGGGCTTCGCCAGCTTTTTCATGACCCGTCCGTCGGCTTTTTCAAAACCAAAGAACAGACCAAGATTTTCAAGGCCCCCGGGGAGCCCGTTGTATCGGGCGACGGCAGCACTGTCGATCACACGGTCGAGGGGGAAATCTATATCGAAACAGACGCGCAGGACGGCGAGGTCAAACTCGGCGTTGTGCAGCACTAGGATCGTGTCAGGAGAGGTGAGCGCTGAACGGAGAGGAGTCACGTCATCAAACTCCGTCCAGCGCTCTATCGGGGCATCTGCTGGGTTCAGATCACCCCAACATACACACATGCACTCAAGAGACGAATCGGCGGCGTAAACGTAAGTGCCGTCAGATTTGACATCACGCTCACACCGCGTCTCCGTATCAAGAACAATGATGTTAGGCGAGGACATCGTCCTCATCGTCGTCATCATCAAGAGAATCGAATTCTTCGTCGGCGTTAGGAGCGCCACCGAGACGAAGATCAGGATCGTTCTTGGTGATCTGGATGTTGTTCAGCCCACAGGCAACACCCTTGTTGGTGCCGACATCGTAGCCGTAGAAATTAACGGACACGTTGCCGTAGCAACCGGAGAACGCCTCTTCCTCACCAGTGATGAGGTTCATGCGGCGGTCAACGACTTGCGGCTTGCGCGTCGAAGCAGCACCGATAAAAAAGCAACCGGAATACACCGGATCGTCTTCACGGTCCTCGTCGCCGTCACGCAGCGTCGGCTTTTTCTTGAGGATAGCCTTGGCTTTTTCACCAAACTTGGTTTCAGCGGCCGCGGCGATGGCTTTCTTGACCTCATCAATCTGCGGATGATCTTTAGGGATCACAATCGACACACTGTAGCGCATCTTGGACGCAGGATCGCTGGGGTCAGCGGGCCGCGGCGTGAATGCGTTGAGGTAGGAAAGACGGACGTTCTTCAAGATCATGCTCATATTCGGGAATCCTTTCTATCTAGAGCAATCGGGAAACGAAACACATAATACAGACTTATTCGGTACGGACAAGGCCTTTTTTACCTTCCGGCCGAATTAAGTACGGTTCGACATCGAAAACCTTTTTCAGCTTCGATTGAGCGATGGGTTTGCGGGGCGCGACCTCATCCAGATCAAGCCCTGCCTCTTCACACGCGGAAACAACCTCGCTCTCGTCAGCATACCGCGCGCGGCCTGCTTTTTGTTCGATACCCCATCCCGGTACGGAATCAGGGTCAAACTCAAGCATGACCTGTGCCTTTTCTTTAACCTTGTCGAGAAACTGCCGGATGGCGGCTTCTTCTTGAAGGATTCGGGCGATCTCTTCGCCCTCAAGGTCTTCGACCGGCACGCCGAAGTCTCGTTTCAGCGCCCATTCCGCCTGCGCCTTACATTGGCCTGCGGCGGGGCACCACCGGCATTGTTCTTCGCCGGGGGTAAACTCGGGGTCTGCGGAAAGCGCGGCATATATACCGGCCTTGGCCTCAATACGAAACGCATCAAGGGCTTCCGGTTCGACCAGCAACTGCTTCACCCCACCGGACGCGGGCTGGATGATCACCACCCGCATTTCCTCAAAGGAACCAAAGACGTGGATCGCACCGGACAGATACATCAAGTCCTGCTCTTTCCCGGGTTGCACGTCATTGAAGCCGAATTTGTAATCGACATTGGTGATCGTGTTGCCTTTGATGCCAACGAGGTCTGCGGTGCCCCAGCATATATCTGGATCGTTGAGGCCAAGCGATTCACCGACCGGCAACCGCACTTCGGTGTGGATCTCATCAAAATCCTGCTCCAACACCCAATCGTACACCTCTTCGCAGATGTCACGATCGTCATCAGGAATGTCGGGCAGGGGATCTTGATCAACCAACGCCTGCATATACTCATGCATCAACGTGCCGCGTTCAGCGGCCGCATTGCTCTCGTTGGGGAACTTCGCGGCGTAGTCAAGTGATGCTGGGCACCGCCTGACACGCGCAAAGGATGACGGGCCAATTTTGGCGTGATCACTCATCGCCTTCACCCGATAGCACGATGTTGTTGAATAAGGTCGCCAAGTCCTCGAAATCCTTTTCTTCGACTTTCGACAGACCTTCGGCGAAACCAAGCACCGCGGCCTTGGTGGCTCCCTTATCGACCTTGGACGCCTGAGCGGCCAAAGCGCGCATCGATTCGCGCGTTAGTTTCTCTGCCTTTTTGGGCGGGGCAGAACGCTCAGGTACGGGCGTCGGCTCCCCTTTGGACAGAGTTTCGGGAGAGATCAAGGCGAGAACCTTCTCGACCTCGACAGGATTGGTGGGATCAAAAGTAATCTGCATAACGGGAACCTCGTTTTAATGTTGATGAAGAGTGCGAGTTATGTATTATGTAATCAGTCTTGTCAATGGCGACATGACAAAAGCTAGATTTGGAGAAAATTGATGGCACTAAACGAAGGCCAACAGGCCGCTTTCAACGCTTTCAAGCGTTTTCAACAAAACCCCGATAGCACTGTCTTCGCACTGTTTGGCGCGGCTGGCACCGGCAAAAGCTTTCTTAGCGGTCAAATGGCCCAAGAGATGACAAAGGGTGTCGAGCTTCCTGCTGCCGTGGGCGGTTTCTTTGGCCCGCAAACGGGGGCACGGTTGCCGTCGCCGGTTATGTGGACGGCACCGACGTGGAAGGCGGCTCGTATCAGCAGCGGGTTTCTGAGTAACAACGGAATCGACCATGAGGTGGGTTGGGATAAATATTTTCACTCCCCGTATATGAGCGTTGTGACGACCACCGCGCAGGCTCTGGGCATCGGCCCTATTGTCTCTGAGGATCAAAACGAAAACGAACGGGCATTCGGCGCGCGAACCGAGGGCGCTTATACCGCGATGGGTCCAGAGTATTTGGTGATCGACGAGGTGTCGATGTTGGGCTGGGGTAACCTCAAGCGGTTGGCAAACATGGTGCGCGGGCGAGAGGCCAAGCTTGTGCTGATCGGTGACCCCAATCAAATCCCGCCAGTGAAGGATCAAGAGATCAAATGGGATAAGATCGAAAACCAATACGAGCTTACCCAGATCATGCGCCAAAGCGGCGACAGCGTGATCCCACTGGTGGGGCGGGCGATCATTGAAGAAGCTGATTGGCGCTCCATGCGCGGGCAGGGCTTCAATATGATGCGTGATCAGGCCGCGCTGGCGCAGGAGTTTCTGCAAACGGTTACGGTGCCGACGCGGGACGAGAGCGGGCGCACGGTATATGTCGCCTATCGCAACATGATGGTCGATGCCATGCAGGAAAAGGCCTGCCAGCAAGTGTACGGGCACGGTCGGGATATGTTTGAACGCGGGCAGATCGTGATAGCGCAGAAACCTTTACGTGGTAAGGGGAAGCAAGCCATTGCCAATCAGGACGTGCTTGAGATCCGCGAGTTTGGGGAGCGCGGCCGCTGGGGTAAGTTGGTTTCCGTTGAGGATAGCAACGGGCGGGTACACAACGCGGAGTACCTGAGCGGCGACGAACTAGCTGACAAATCCCATCCCTATAATGTAGAGTTAGAAACTCGTCGCCAGCGGGCGGTTGAGCTTCAACAGCAATACAAGGGCGGGAATAGAACGGTGAATGAAGCGCGTAAAGAAGCATGGCGGATGTTTTTTGAATTGAAAGACAACACCGTTTTGAATTTCGCGCATCCGTTTGCCATTACGTCTCACAAGTCACAGGGATCGACATACCAGCGGGCCTTTGTCCACGGTGGCGATCTGGAGCGGTTTGGCGGTAAGCGCGCGCTCTACGTGGCAATGACCCGCGCCAGCGACGAAACATTTGCGTGTTGATTAAAAGAAAACGCCCCCGTGCATAGTGCGCGGGGGCTTGAGTTATTTGGGAGGAAACATCCTCTGCTCAGAAGAACAGGAGTGTATTATGCCGAAAGGTACAGTTTGGAAGCAAGCTAAATCAGAGCGCAACTGGATGCTATTTGCGTTATTGGAACCCGATAAAACGGGTAAAGTGGGGAAATTCCCGGTTGAACGCCACAATATGTACCGTCCCGTGGGCTGGCAAAAGTCTGCGGTTCTGACGTTTGATGAGGCCGCGGAAGCGGTCAGAGGCCGTCGCGAGAAGGGTTTTGAGCGGCTCAATGAGATGGTGGACCGTAAGAAGTACGGCCGGATCATCAATGTCGTCGTCGGTTACGTGGCGCGCGAGGGATCGGCCATGGTTGTGGTCGATCTGGACGGGTGTGTCGAGGATGGCGAGATCACGGTCGATTGGATTTCCGATTATGTGACCATGACGGACACATACGTTGAGGTGTCTGTGTCGGGTAACGGCCTGCGGGTGTTGATGCCACGGGCAGATGGAGATGAACTGCTGACGCACGCCGAGTTTGGCGGTGTTGGCGTCTTTGGGCGAGGTGGTAAAGGAGCCACATTGCAATTGAAGGCAGACAGGCCCTTTGGCGGCGACGAAGTGGTCCGTGATCAGGATTTCTTTGACGAGTGTGTGCGACGGCGAGACAAGGGGCGTAAGGTCCGTAAGAGCGAGATTGCGGCTGGCGTCTCGGTCGAGGATCAGGTGCTGCACCATGGCATTATGTCGGTCGATGAGTTCAAGGAGCTTGTAGGTAGGGTGGAAAACAAGGGCATCGATTTTAACCAATGGTACGGTCTGGTGCTTGCCGCCCGCGATTATTTCGAGGTGGTCGATCCCGACAGGCTTGATGACGTTCTGGATATTTTGGATGAGTGGACCGCGCAGTGGAGTGAGGGTGATCATGACCCTGAGAGGTTGAGAGATGATGTCTGGCATAGGAATCCGAAAGATGATCGTCGCGATTGCGCTGGTCTTGGCTCTTGGTTTTTCATGGCAAAGAAGGCCGACGAGAAGGACGAGGTTTCTGCTGCGGTATCTGATGGGGTTGAGCCGCCCCGTGTATGCCGGTCAAGCGGTGACATCGTCGCGCGGTACGTGAAGGTCGGTGAGGGCTATTATGACGTGCTGGCGCAGAAAGAGGTCACGCTGACGGCGGTATATCGACACACGATCAACGTGCCGTTACGGACGAATAAGGGGAAGCTCATCGGCAACCAGCAGGCCCCACGGCAGGCGTGGATCAATGAGAACACGCGGTCTTACGTTGATTTCGACTATGCCCCGGGCAAGGGGCAGGAGCTTGAGAGGGTGGACGGGGTCCGGTTCAACCTCTGGCGCAAACCGGGGGCGTTGCACCCGAAAGGGGTTGATGTCGGCTTCTGGGTTGATCACTGGCGGTATATGTACGGGGATGACAGCGAGGTGGTGATGGACGCCATGGCGCATATGGTTCAGCGTTCGCACAGCAAGGTCGGCTATATTGTGGTCTTGCAGAGCGATGCTCAGGGTATCGGTAAGGATATGGCGATGCTGCCGCTGCTGCGGTACATGGGTAAGGATGCCAACGGCGGCGTGCCGTTTGAGGAACTGTTCTCGGACTTTAACCAGTGGGCGTACAGGAAGACGCTGGCGGTGGTTCAAGAGGCCCGTGGTGGTATCGATCGTAAGCGGGCGCAGGAACTGACCGAGAAGCTCAAGATCTACGCTGTGGGGCTACCTGAGACGATCATGGTGAACCGGAAGGGTAAACCACAGGAAGAGATCCCCAACGTGGTCAACGTGTTTATGATGACTAACAATAAGGACGCTTTGCACATACCAATGGGCGATCGGCGGTTCTTCATCGCGGCGTCCAGCGTGGAGCCAAGGGGTGAAGAGTATTATAGCCGGTTGAAGCGTTTGGTTGATGAGGCTCAGGACGACATCATCGCGTGGCTGATGGCTCGGGATATTAAATGGGCCGGTGAGGATAAGAAGCCGCCCATGACCGAAGGTAAAGAGGTCATGCGTGATATGTCTCTGCCGCCGATCTTTGAGTGGGTTGAGAATTACGCCGCGGATCGTGATTGGGTATCCACGTCACTGATCCCGTTCGATATGGACGCGGGTATACCAAAGAACCCCCGGCTCAAAGGTATGTGGATCGGCCAGTGTCTGGAGCATATGGGGTTCGTTAGAGTGGGGTATGATGAGACGACTGATAAGCAAAAGCGGATACCGGTGAATGGGGTGCGCCATACGATCTATGTGAAGCGCGAATGCGAGGCTGATTGGGATGAGATTAGAGATGGTCTGAAGCGCATGACTAATTAGATCTTTACAGGCACAAAGGGGTGTCTGGAATAGGCACAGGAGAGATTGGGCACACGGTTGAAAAAATCGTGTGCCTAATTTTTTAGGCGCGGCGAGCCTATAATCCGATTAATCGGACCGGGATAAAAAGCTATGTGGATCAAGGGTTTGTGGGGGTGTGGTGCCTATAGTGCCTAATTATATTATATTAGTAATATTATATAATATATAAGGTACATAGGGTATAATATACGTACTATAGGAACTGATCATATTAGACTAGGCACTTCAGGCATTTTTGGGGTGGATTTTGCCGCTGGTATCGACCCTCTGGTATCAATTTTTTGGAAATCAAAAGTCACTTTTTGGCATCTCATATTGTGCCTCTTAGCCGCTGGTAATTGCCCCGGGTTCGGCCGCGCTGAATACAGCACCGCTGGGCCGCGAAAATTTTTTAAGATCGATCGATTGCGCTTATTGTATTACGTGATCGTTCGGCCGCGCGTGATCAATCGGAAAAAAGACTCTAAAATCAAAAGCTTGTAATACGTATTATATTGAGTCATTATATTGATGTTATCAATCCAATATAGGAGTCACGTTATGGATTATAGAGATGCAAACACAATTGAGCGAGATCGGGTATCTCACTATTCGCGCACGTTCGGTGGATCCGCTCCCCGTCGTGTTGTTCGGCATGTTCCGACCTTTGAGGAATATTTTTCTGGGCTATCTCAGGAACGCAAAAAGCGTAACATGCGCGATATTCGCGCGGAATATAACGTCAAATATAAATTGTAATCAGGAGTCACGTTATGAATGGATCATTTGTTATCACTTGGAATCATTTGGACGGTATCGCTTGCCGGTCATCATATCCAACACACCCGGGCGTTGATTTTTCCGACATCAAAAAACATGGCGAAAGATTCCGCTTATTTGATGATGACGGGATTTTGTATTTATCCGGATATTGCGTGCATGATGGTGGGGAAGATTCAATTTTCGCGCCGTTAGACTTTGCAATGGCAGAATATGGCTGCACGGATATTCAATATCGCGATAAAAACGGAATCTGGGAGTCAATTTGATGGAATCACATGAATTAAGAGATATCTGCATTGCCGCCATCGATGGCGCGCTTGTTTCCCGCGGCCGGCACAAGGGAATGATCAAGGTCAAATGCCCGCCATATGGCACGGACGCGGCCGCGGCATGGCAAGCGCTTGCCATGATATCGAATCCATACAAGGTCAGCATTTGGCAGATTGCTTCTTTCTCGGATCGGCAACGCGCGATCTATAACAATATTGAGCGCGCGCTTGAAAATTATGACGGCCGCGGCTTGGATCGGGACCGTGTTGCGCTTGAATTGATGGGGGCTTGGTAAGATGGAATTATGGAAAAAAGAAACGGAAAGCGGGCTGCTCGTGCGGATCTTATATGATGATGATTCGATTAATCCGCGCACGGAATATGATCACGTTGGCACGTTAGCAATTGCGCCGAATCGGTATTTTACCGGGGATGATGGCGCAAGCTTGGATGTTCCCGCAGGTGCGATATCCGTGCCGGTTTACGCATATATTCATGGCGGCATAACGCTATCTGATAGGCCTTTTTGGTGTCCATGGGATAGCGGGCAGATCGGCGTTATCTATGCGACAAAAGAAAAGCTTGCAGAGCATGGCATTGATCCCGCGCGCGCGGAGTCCGTGCTGGTTAATGAGATCTGCGAGTATTCCGCATATATCGCCGGGGACTGTTACCGGTACGAAATTACAGATCATTATGGGGAAATTGTCGATTCATGCGGGGGTTTTGTTGGTTGCTTAGAGTATGTAATCGATACCGTAGAAAGTGAATTGATAGGATTTTAACGCGTAAACGGCCGAGGATCAGATCCGCGGCCGTTTATCGGTGCAATCCTGCACCATTTAACAAGGAGTCACGTCCTATGAATATTGATGATATGCGATATGCGCTTAAGCGCGGCATTTTTTGTGGTGTTATTCTTTACGAGGGACCGAGTGCATTTGATGGCGCTCCGATTGTGATTATCGCCAATCGTATTGAAACAGCGTCATCAAATGATAAGACTGGCGCAATGGTGCAGAGCTTTATTTTGCATCGTGATATTGCGCCAAATAAAGCGCTTAAAAGCGGGGATGATGGCGCGGTTTGCGGCACGTGCCCATTGCGGCCGATAGCGGGCGGTAATACGCGTTGCTATGTTCGCGTATATCAAGCGCCATTATCCACATGGAAAGCATACAAGCGCGGCCGCTATGCCCGCCCGGGTGTTGATTTTCCCGCGGATCTATTGCCTGAAATATTCCGCGGTAAAAGCGTCCGATTGGGCACGTATGGAGATCCCGCGGCCGCGCCAATTGATACATGGATTCCCTATGTGAAATATGCCCGCAAGCGTACGGGATACACACACGCTTGGCGCTTGTTTCCCGAGTTTACCGCGCTTTGCATGGCAAGTGTTGATGATGTGCGCGATATGCCCGCGGATGGCGCGCGGTATTTCCGCGTGCGTAAAAAACATGAAAAGCTTTTACCCGGGGAAATTGTTTGTCCTGCATCAACGGAAGGTGGAAAGCGTGTTTCTTGTGCCGATTGTGGTTTGTGTGCCGGATCTCAAATGAAGGGGAAAAGCATTGTTATCATGGATCATGGGCCTTTGCGGAATCGCGTTTGAGCTTGGCTATTATGTGCTGATTAATGTTTTATTTGGGGTAGGAGTCGGAGCAACCATAACCACAATATATGCCGCATTTGGCTAACAAATAACCCTAGCACTAGCGTGCTAGGGTTTTTTGCTGTATGGGTTTTGCATGTAATCCGTGAGTCGAGGATCTGTTTTGAACGAAAAAACCAGAAAAGATATGGCATCTCGCCATGACCCGAACGCAACACAAAAGCGCGCGTTGAAGCGTACCGGACAGCAACATAGTGACTCCGCTGATATCCTATTCCTAAGCAAACAGGTCGTGTCGGATCTGCACAAATCATATCTAGAGCTTGGCCGTGAAAAGTATTTAATCCAATTAGCCAAGTCAGATCCGCGCGTATATGCGGGCTTGCTAGGGCGAATCATACCTAACGTAGTAGTGCAGGACGTGCAGCATACCGTTGATATTGGCGCGGCATTAGCCGAAGCACACGCGCGCGCGAACGGAGTCGCATTGGATATGAGCGAATCGCAAGTGATCGATCACGATGATCTAGAAAGTGGGGAGTCGGATGATTAATCGATCGGGGAGTCAAGATCATGCGCTTGATGCTAGTAAGACGTGCGACGTGATACAAATAAGCTCAAATCGAAAAGCTTATTTTGAAATCGACCCCCGGGGGCAAAAATTCGACCTCCGGCGAGTTTGCGGGGTGGTCACTCCAGAATTTTTTGCAGGATTTGAAAACTTGTATTACGTCCTACCACTATCCAACAGGATTTCCCTAGATGGCTAAACCTCGTCCCGATGAGCAGAAAGTCATCTCGGCTCTTTTGAGCTATGCGGACGACCCCGTGTCGTTTGTTATGTTCGCGTTCCCGTGGGGCAAACCGAATTCGCCCCTACAAGGCATGTCAGGCCCCCGGGATTGGCAGATGCGGGCTCTTAAGCAAATCAGGGATCATGTAATTCAGAACAAGCAACGAAAAGTGCAGGGGCTGGACCCTGAGCTTTTGCGTCTCGCCCGATCATCCGGCCGCGGCATTGGTAAGTCGGCGTTCTTGGCATGGATTGCGCTGTGGATGTTCTGTTGTCATCCGGCGTCAACGACCATCGTAGCGGCCAACACTGAGCAGCAGTTGAAATCGACCACGTTCCCAGAGATTAAGAAATGGGCCAGTATGTCGATCATGAATACGTGGTTTGATACGCAAGCCATGTCGATCCGCCCTGCCCAATGGCTCGTCAGCGCACTCAGAGACACCACCGACCTTGATGATGCGTATTGGTATATACAGGCCCGCCTGTGGTCTGAGGAAAGCCCAGATGCGTTTGCAGGGCTTCACTCGAATGTGGGGATGGCTGTGCTGTTTGACGAGGCGTCGGGCATCCCTGCGCCGATCTGGTCCGTCACAGCGGGTTTTTTCACCGATAAGACCCTGTACCGCGTCTGGGCGGTTATCTCCAACCCCAGATCCCCGACAGGGCCGTTCTTTGAGTGCTTCAACCGGGATCGGAACCTATGGCAGACTGAATCGATCGACGCCCGATCGGTCGAGGAAAACGATCAGTCGCTCTATCAATCTATTATTGAGCAGTATGGAGCCGACAGCGATGAGGCGCGGGTCGAGGTGTACGGGCAGTTCCCCCGGCAAGGGGATCAGCAGTTCATCGGCAGCGGGCTTGTTACAGAGGCCCGGGAGCGGCAGTCTGCATCAGATCCGAATGCCCCGCTGCTGCTTGGGGTAGACCCCGCTCGCTACGGGGATGACGATGCCGTGCTGCTTTTTCGTAAGGGCAACGACATTACCACCTATCCGATCCAACGGTACAAGAAGTGTTCCTTGGAAGAGTTGGCGGATCATATCGTCGCCGCGGCCAACGCGCATGAACCGGATGCGATCTTCGTGGAAGGTGATGGCGTGGGCGGTGGTCTGGTCGATATTCTCAATCGCCGCCGCTTAAATGTACATGAGGTCACCATGGGTGGGCGGGCCGATCAAACAGATAAATTTTCCAACCGCAGAACAGAACTCTGGTCGCGGATGCGCGATTGGTTGATGAACGCAAGCATCCCGAATGATGATCGTCTCGCGACAGATTTGTCTGCGCCAGAATTTTCCTATACAATAAAAGGACAAATTCGATTAGAACCTAAAGACAAAATGAAGAAAAGGGGGTATGCTTCCCCAGATTCGGCTGATGCGTTGGCTGTAACATTTGCTAAACAGGTCGCAAGGAAGGGGCCTGTGAGACGACAAATATCACGCATGGCGCGTGACGTAGATTATAATTTGTTCGCTTGATCAACGAAAGGTTTTCGATATGGGCGGTATGTTCTCTTCTCCTTCAATTCCACCGTCGCCACCCCCGCCGCCGCCGCCTGAGCGTAAGACAGTCGCCGAAGAAGGCCGCAAGGAGCGCGAGAAGCTGCGGAAGCAGAAAGGCGTATCGTCGAATATCCTGACCTCACCCCAAGGCGCGGGTGAAGAAGGGCTCGGTGCAGCAAAGACGCTGCTAGGGGAATAGTCTGATGGAGCTTACTCCGCAGGAACAAAATATTGTGAAGTA